ACATATCAAATCCACGTAGTTTTCCACTTGAAACTAAGCCATTTCTAATTGAGCCTTGACCTGCGTTGAAGTCTACAGACAATAGTTTAGAAGATGACTGACCTAGAACTTCGTAGAAGTCAGGACTTGCAACAAACCAACGACCTTCTTCAGGTACGTTCTGTTCGTCTAATAGTCTTGCCATTCTAGCCATAAGGTCTAGAGGGTCTGTTTCACTAGTTTGTCCTAAGTCAGCAGCACCTGAGCCATCGTAGACTCCTGCAGCTAAATCAGTAGCACTGTCAGCACCTAAAATGTGATTAGGTGATGATGCAGAGCATCCAGCAAACATAGTTGCTAACACAGCAGCGTCATATGAATCTTTCAATGCATATGCAGCAGAGCTTGAAGCAATCTCTTTGAAGTTGACATGTGACATATTAGTTTCAATATCATCTACGATGAATTTGAAAGCTTTAGCACTATCAACAACCAAAGAAATTTCTTGGTCTGTTAGTCTAGTTTCAGTTGTGTCGCTATTTCTTGTGTAATCTGACACTGAAATAACTGGTTCTTTTATAATTTTGACAGAGTCTCCGAAAGAGGAAATTTCACCAGCATAATCTGTGTTGGTGATAGCTTCTACTACCGAGGCTTTTCTGAAAAAGTTCATAACCTTTTTAGAGTAAACCGAAGGTAAAAAGAAACTATTAGTTTGTCCACTTACGGAGTTGCCAAAGTTAGCGTTTGTATCTGTTGAGGGTTCAAAAAATTGAGCCATGATACTTCTCCTTTAAGTTAATATAGTTTAATTTGAGATTCTGCCTTCCTGCATAGCATCTGATATAGCAACTTCGTGCTTGTCAAATTCTTGTACAGACATGGCTTCTATCTCCCTTAATGACCATACTTTCTCCTGCGTTGGTTCAATACTAGTTGTTTTAGTAGAGACCATATCTGCAGCAGATTGTCTAGTCGGTTTTTTAGAAGATGACTTAGTCGTAGGAACATCCATACCAAAATCTTTTTTAAACAAATCAAGAGCACGTGAAGCTAAGTCGGCATCGTCATTATTTTCATATACCCAAGCTTGAATAGATGAATGTTGTTCTTTTGCCCACCCATGAAAGTCATCACTATTTCTGATATCTTCAAAATCAGGATGTCTTTCTACTAACCTTTTTTCTGCATCTTGTCGTACTAACTGATTTTCACGTTCTTGGAGTTTACTAAGGCGTTCTTCTAGAACTTTTGCTTTAGTCTCCGATTGCATATGAGCAACAGTTTCTACAACTTCATAAACATCAGGATAATTATTTTTAAACTCTTCTAGTTCTTCTGGAGATTTAGGAGCTTTATAATCGGTTCTATTACTAGTAGCCTCTTCTATTAACTCTTGTTCTCTAGATTTAAACTCGTTTAGTTTACTATCATAATGTTTTTTTAAATCATCATAGCGTTTTTTGTAGTCTGGTTTTTTATAAGGAGTATCCTTTTTAGTTTCCAGTTCTTTAGTATTAACACTTCCTTCAGTTTCCACTTCAGTTATATCGTTACTATTAAAAAGCTTATTCTTTTCAGAAGGCTCTTCAAAATACATACTATCTGATGATTGAAAAGGTTTATCTTCACCTGTGTGCCAATCTTTTTTTGCATTATAAGGGTTTGGCGTTTGTTCTTTTTGGACTGTATTAGTCATCTTCTATTCTCCTAATTGGGGCTTTGTTTACAAGGTAGCTCTATGTCGACTAGAGGGCTTGTATTGTAAAGGTAGCCTTTCGGTTCTTATTTAATAAAGTGCCTGATATCTCAGGGTAGCTTTATCGTTATCTTAATCTAGGATTTACATCCAACATATTTTTACGTATGTCATCTTCTACGATATCAGGGTCAACGGGTTTTCCATATTGGTCTACCTTCATTTCTTCGTCCATCATAGACATTCCTCCTAAATTAAGAGGTTGTCTTTTATCTGCATTAGTTTCAGCGTCTTTCATCATAGACATTAAAGTGTCTTCTCCGATTTCTTCTACAGCTTTTGCAGTAAAAACAAATTCTCCATCAGATAACCTTGCAGGTATATCGTCTGAGACTCCTGTTCCCGGTCCATCTACAGGACCAGAACCAGCAAATTCTTGAGCAACATCAATTACTTTATTAAAAAGCATTGATAATTCCTCGTCTTGTTCCATTCGTGACATAAGCATTTCCTCTTCTTCTGGGCTTAATGCTTTATCAATTATAAAATCTAAGTAATTATCTTCCATTACTTCATCTGAATCCATTGTAGATTCTGGAGACATCTCCATATCTGCAGACATCATAGGCATATCATCATTAAGTAATGAACCACCTTCTTGGTATCCCATTCTAGCAACAACTTCAGGTGCTTCTTTTCTAAGAGCTTCTATTCCCGGTCCACCACCGTCTTTGTACATTGCTCTATCATCATTTAGTAAAGAATTTTTTACAATTCCTCCTTCTGCATATCCTTGCCAATTAGCTAACTTTCTAAGTGATGAATTTGTAAAGTTTGTTTTTGTTATTTTATCTCCTAATTTTTCATAAACAAGAATATCTTCTTTTCCTTTATTATTTATTTTAAATTGATAACTAATGTCTCCCTCTTTTAATTTAGAAGGATTTTTTTCTTTGTATCCATGTTCTTTTAAAAATTTTTCTACTTGTCTATTATTTAATTTTGTAGAAGCTGGAGTACTTCCTAATGTATCTTCAAATTCATTTTCTTTTCTAACTTTAGATTTTTTTTTCATCTTAGTTGTAATTTTTTGAACTTCTTTAACAGCTTTAGGTCCATATTTTTTAGTAGCTTCTACTGCTCCTTTTCTTGCTAATAATGAAGCTATTGCTGTATAGGCTGCTGGTAATGCTGGTAATGGCATATTATTTCTCCTTTGCTTTTCCTACGTTAATAGCAAACCAATCAATAATTTTGTAAGCTTTTCCTACTAAATTATCATCGACTGGTGTTGGTGTTACAGCAGCTACCATTGAACATATTGAAATTATCCAAGGTACTACTCCTACTATTTTTAAAATTGTATCTAATAAATCTAACATATTATATTTCCTCTTTTCTTATTAATGCTTCTTTAACCTGTAGGTCCAGTTGCTCCAACTTGCCCAGAAAATTCAGCTTCCCCTGCAACCGGTACATTTCCTGTTCCGATGTTGCCACCACCAGTGCCTGTAGCTCCAAGTTCCGGAGGTTGTTCAGGTGTTCCTTGAAGTCCTCCCATTGGGGGCTGTTGACTATTGGGTTGAGCCTCTTCGCCATTTGTTTGTCCAGCATTTTGCATTCCTATTATTTGAGCCATAATTGCAGCTTCTTCTGGGTCATTGAGTATTTCATCAGGGTCCAAGTCTAAGCTGTAGGCTAGTTCACTTACTAATTTAGAAATCTTTACAAATGGAGCAATAGCAGGACTTTGTGCAGTTTGTAAGAATGTTGTTAGTCTTTGACTTCTAACTTCTTTCTGCATTAAGCTGTTTGTTCCAGTAGCTCTAACTTCTAAATCACCTTTAACATCTAGTTCATCTTCTAAGAACTGCATGTTCCACTGGAAGTAAGATTCCCCTAGTGGCTTTAATAAAAAGTCATCAAGGTTTTTGATAACTGTTTTAATATTTAAACTTGATGCTCCAAGTAACATTGACATACCAGAAGCAGTCCTTGTCATACTTTGCACACCTGTTTGTCCGTGTGAGTAACTAGGTATTCCTGTTTGCTCATCTGCTAATTGTCTGAACTTATCAAACATCATTAAGTTTTCTTGTGATGTATTAGGAAACTTTAAACCATGTATAGCTTGTCCCGGCATTCCAGCTTGTCTTCTAAAGACTTTACCCGGATATATTTCCATTGATTGTCCACCAACTAAAGCAGACTCATCTACATCAAACACTAACGACCCAGACATTGCTAGGTTGTCAATAGCCATTCTTGCATGACCATTCATAATCTGTTGACTATCATCCATGTTTTCTGCTACACCAATACCAAAGAAGTTATATGGGTTTCTTTCGTATGGGAAAGCATTGTAAGGTAGTCTGTATGGAGTAAATGGATTTAATACAGCTCTTAGTAAATAATGTCCACATGTCCATACATTTACTTGTACTTCATCTAGGTCATCAACACTGTCGGGTAAGTCGATACCTACTTCTCTTGCGTACTCTGCATCCATCATGCCCCAATATTCTAATACTTCAAAGCTGCTATTTACATCTTCATAACTTCTAGCATCATCTTTTAATTGGCTTTCAAAATCTTTTTCTACGTAATTAGCACCCATTTGAATTGCGTTACGTATAGCATCATCATCAAAATAAGGCATGTTTCGTAGCTGTCTAAGTTGACTACGATTCATTTTGTGTCTGTGTATTACATACTCACATTCTTCCATGTTAGTAGCATTAGGGTCTGGGTAAAAATCCCAACAACTAACAAACTCAATTCTAGGAACTCTAACCTCTAACGGATTATAATTTCTAGTTCCGTCTTCGTCTGTATCCCACTTATGTAATCTTTTATTAAAGTTAAATGGTCCTTTTACAATCCCTGTACCTAGTAAAGCAGATTCTAAAAGAGCATTTCTTAATTCTGAATTTCCGTTTGATTCTTCTATTTGGTCATGGATAAGTTTTTCCATGCGTCTTGCAGCTCTTTGTGCAGGATTTAATTCTAAAGCTTGTGGGTCAGGACTAGCTCCGTCTGTAAGTATACCTGCGTTTTGTGCTTTGTCTTCAAGACTATCTTCAAATACACCATTATAAAAAGATGCACCCGGTTTTAAAGTTCTACCATCACCTTCGTAACCAACATCATAAGGATTGTCTTCTATTCTATTTCCTATGTCATCAGGTATTTCAGCTTCTGAAGTTTCTAAACCCGGAGTTGGGTTTGAAATATCAAGGTGTGCAATATCTGTAGCACCCTCTGGCATTTTTGTTTCTGATACACCTATAGGAAATTTACCTGTTCCAAATATAACATCAACTAATTGACCAAAAGCAGCAAGTACTTTTGTTTTAGTAACTTTTACAAATACTCTAGACTTTTCTGATTCTCTAAACTTAACATTTTTAGCGTAAAGACCTCTATAGTTTTCATAAGCCTTTAACCATCTACGTTCATCTGTTTGTCTAGAGTCTTCAGCTTGTGCAAATCTACCTTTTATAATACCAATAAGATTACGTTGCTGGTCTTCTTCAAGTGTAAGTTGAACTCCAGACTCACCTTCTACTTCTTCGTAAATATTATTAGCACTTAAAAATGTATTTTCGTTGTCTGCCATATTTTAATAACCAAATGTTGAATCTACTGGTCTATACATTTCTCGTTTTAAACCTCGCATTCTTTCTAATGGGCTTTCCATTCTAGGTCTGCTCATTATCATATAACGCAATGCATCATATGCGTGGTCAGAAGCGTTAGTATCTACATCTTCTGGATTAGTTTTAGATAACGGTATAGACTGTAACTCTCTTATTAAGTTAGGACACGTATTAAATATCTGTAACTTAGGTCTTCCGTTTTCTCTAATCTTTAAATACTCGTGTACTTGTATCTTACCTTGTATTCTATTTTTATCAGCTCGTCTTAATTTATGACCAGCTCTAACTAAACTTTCTCCTACAGTTGGACCAGTTGTACCTGTGTTTGCCCATGCTGCAGTATCTAGGACACCATTGACCGAAAAGGGGTCTTCTGTCTCCATATCTGTTATTATAGCACCTAACTCTTCACCTGTCAAGCCTTTTCTATATAATTCTCTATATATTATTAAAGTATTATCGTTCATATCCATAATACCCCATAGGCAACAGCTTTCCGCAGCATACCCATAGTCTACTGCTTTAACTCTTTCCCAGTGTACAGGAAGCTCAAATGGCGTAATTATATGTTTTGAGGGTTCAAATTCTGTAAATGCAGCACCTTCTGCTACATCCCAGTTACCTTCTAGTAGTTGTTGTCTTTGTGTAGGCGGTAATGATTTAAGCATCTGCTCATAAATACCGTCTGTAGATAAATAAGGATTATCAGCTAACTTAGCAGGAATAAACTTACGTGTTAAACCATCTCCTCCAAGGAAACTTTTGTTGTGTTCTGAGGGTTGTATGTATCTTTGCTTTACCCAATGCGAACCAACCCCTCCGGGGTTTGCTGTACATCTGAGGTATGTTTGTATTTCTGGGTCTGTTGTACGTAGTCTTGAAGCAAGATAGTTCCAACTAAACTCTGTAGGTAAATGAGTAATCTCATCAAAGCCTATCCAACTATATGCTTGTCCCTGATATCTATATACATCTGCATCTCTTTCAAGGAATCCAAACTCTACCTTTGCACCGCTAGGAAAGTTCCAAAGTTTTTCTACTTCTCTAAACTTAGCACCGGGAAATGCTTGTGGATATAATTCACGAGACTTATCTATCATCTCTCTTAGTTCTGGCATAGACCTTCTAAGTATTAAAGCTCTGTGGTCTTTTTTATGTGCGTATCTTAGTGGGTCAACTATCATAGCATAAGACTTACCACCACCAGCAGCTCCACCATACAACACATCTTTTTCACCAGCAGCAAGGAAATCTGTTTGTGGTCCTTCGTTAGCGTGAAAGAATACGTGGTGATTATCTAAGTGCTCTTGTACAGCCTTGGGAAGTTTACCCAAGTCTTCATCTGTAACAATACCTTCTTTAGTATTATCAAGCTTTTCAATAGTTGTCTTTTGTTTTTTTAAAGATGTTCTAGCGTTGTTGAGCTTTTGCTCTAGCTTTTGAATATTCTTTTGTTTGCGTGTAATAGTCTTGCGTACAGCAGACTGTGCATCTTTGATGGGTCTTCCACCTTTTTTACGAGGCGTACCATCTTTGTTCTTTACAAAATTGCCTTCGCTATCTTGCAAGTAAAGATGTGGGTTGAGTTCCCAATCTTTCGCTTCGTAATCCATATTTTTTATCTATGTGTTTTTTTAATCCGGGTGCAGACATCTTTCTGTCTGTCTTGTATTCTAACCAGTCACATGCAGCTTGTAATGATATCTCTTCGTTGACTACCATATTCTCTGCTATCTGTAACGCTTCTAGTTCAGTCTCTATAGGTTTTAGAAAACTACTAGCCTCTTCATCTAACACATACCCAAAAGGTATTGTAGATGTGGTTCTTTTTATGTAATCGTTCATTTTTTAAACAGTCAAAGATTTCTTTAATATTTTCTTTTGTGCCTTTTTTCCTTTACTCATCAAATGCTGGACTCCTTGAAAAGCAAACCACCCTTTTACAGATACCCACTTATCAAGAAGTCTCTTACGCCAACTCACCTTTACAGGTTGGTTACTCTTTTTCTTTCTTGGCATTATCTTCTCCTTTCTTTCCAAAAATTAAATCCCAGTTATCTTTATACTGTTGTGTATAAACACCGGGTCGGGGTCTTGCTCCCTTTCCACTATCACTCTTACCGTAGATACTTTGTCTAAACGTCACAGGCTTTTCGTCATTGCCTATTTGTTTACCCACTACTTCTTTTTCTTTTTAGGAAAACCAGCTTTCATATTTTTATATGCTTTAGGGCTAATAGTAGATTTTTTTTTAGAACGACTAGTACCTGCTTTTTTTCTTTTATTTATGTTTTCATATAATGACATATTACCATTTCTCCTTATTAGCCCAGTAGGCTGCTGACATTTTACCCTTTGCAATGTTTTTACCGTGTCTTGCTTTAAAAGACTTTCTTTTTGCTTTCATTCTATCTGATTCACCTGCTTTAGGTTTACCAGCTGTGGACGCACCTTGCTCACCAAACCTAATCATCTTAATAGTGCTGCCTTCTTTAGCTAACACCACATGTGATTTAGTAGGATGCTTGGGAGTTCTCTTAGGTTTGTTATAACCTGAAAAAGTTTCTCCTCTGTATTCAATAGTCATTAGTGTATTGTCCTTTCTGCTAATAGTTCTTCATGTTTTAATTCGTGTATTTCTCCTATAACAAATAAACCATGTTGTATAGCTAGTCTACTAGCTTCTAACATGTTACTTGCTTTAATATAAGGTCCAATTAAAACACCTGTATGTTCATCTATGTATTCTGTTATCCATATCTTCATTTGTTTTTACGCATTAGCCTATCTTCTGTTCTTTGAAAAGATACTTCTAAAAATCTATTTAGTGCTTCACCTAAGAATTTTACAATTCTAGCGTAATATCTCTTCATAATCGCCATCTTCTGCATGTATATCAATCGTATGTTTCTCTGGTAAGATAAATATACCACCACTTACGTTATGGTTAATATCTAACTTATCTGTCTTTACAACACCAGCCCTATCTAGTATTGTTTGTGCAGCTTGTAACTTGTTATTAGCTTGAGGAACAGGCTTATTAGATTTCATAATCTCTATAAGCTTGAACGCTGCTGTAGGAGCTTCCCTCGCAAGTACGTCTGAGGCTAAATCTACTACTTCATGTTTTAATGATTTTAAGATTTGATAGTGATTGCCCGAATACCCTGCAAGTTCAGCTGACTTTTTGAAATCTCCACCAGTTTCTACTAGATGATTTAGGAAAGATTCCTGTTTATCTGTTAGATTTCTTTTCTTTT